TTAGAATGGAATCTCCTCTTCAAGGTCCGTTGCGACAAGTCGATCTATAAATTCTTCCGAGTACATACTGGCCGTCGCAGCCTCGTCCATCGCCTGGAATGCGCCCTTGTACCAGGTCTCGAATGCCGCGTCTGGCATTTCTTCTACCATCCGCATCGCATCGGCTTTCATCTCGCCGATGCGGGCGTGGTTGTCGCTGGTGTCTTTCCTGTCAAACTCTACCATCGCGTCGTGCATGTTACTCTCCTCTCGTGTGTGGCGGGGCGCAAGCCCCGCCTGGTTGGTGGTTGGTGTGTCTACTCGTCGTCGTAAGCGTCGCTCAGTACCCAATCCATCAATTCTACCTGCTCGGCAGAGACTTGTATCCGCGGCGCGTTACCATCGAGGTGGGCGATACGTCTCTTGCAATTCGCGATTTCCTGCCTGTACTCAACGATGTTCATCTGTCCCCAGAAATCATTCGGGTCGCTCTCTGCTATCTGCTTTTCCATCTGAGTTATTGTGGCTTTGTTCTCTGCTATCTTGGCTTGCTTATCCATGATTCTCTCTCCTTTGTGTGTGTGTTCCGTTCATCTCAACCCTACAATACTATTATACCGCATAAACGTATAAGTGTCAAGCAATTTAGGCAGTTTTAGGCACGAGTTTCGCCTTCTGAACCTTAAAGTTTTGGTGTGCTTGGACACACAAACTCCGCCTACCTGTCCGTGATTCTCTCTGGTATGATGCTGGCGGGGTACAGGCCAAAGGCCAAGGCCAGGAATCGCAGGCAGGCTGCGTATCCCTCCAGATAAGCATCGTCCTGAGCCAACCGCGCCGTTTCCTGCCCAGCCGCTGCTGCTGCTTGCAGTGCGCGCTGGATATCAACCGCCAACCATACATCACCGGTACTCATAATTCCCCCTCTTCTCTGCTTGCGTATGCGTAAGTTCACTGAACGCTAGTAATCAATTCAGTTCTATTCACCGTTCAATCCCAATAGCGTCAGTATCTCATCGGCGTCGGTGGTGGTCAACGTCCCCGACACCCGTGGCCCCGCCCCGACGATGACACCGATGCTCTGCAGCACCTTGCACAGCTTGCCGTGGTAGTCGTTGTCGCACTTCTCGCCAGAGGGAAGAGTCTTACCCCGCCAAGACTTCTGTGTCCAGTCCCCGGTCGCGGTTATGGTGTGGATGAAGTACCGCAAATCATCCGGCGCGCAGCCCCCCACAGTATGACTTGGCCCGCGATACGGCACGATGCGGATGTCTGGGATGTCACCTATCTGTCCCGAGTGGTCCAGATCGCTTCCCGTCAGTCGTTCCAGCAGGCTCCAGCCCCGCTGCCAGGTGGCGACAATCAGTAGTGCACCCACGAATACCCACGGCAGAGCGGCGACGATCACGAAGAGCCGCAGCCGCTCCCAGGCCAACATGTCTACTGCCAGCAGAAACACCGCCCCTCCGAGGATGATTGACGCACTACCACCCGATGCGTAGACCAGGACGCTCCACACTTCATGCGCTGCGCCGGGTGTCGTCTTGGCGATGGTCGCCGGTGCGGTGGTGTTGTAGTTCTTCATGGCTGTCTCCCGTTCTTCATCAGCGTGCGCATTGTGGCGGGCCTGCTCCAGGTTCGAGCCAAGCCGTGCCATGCGCGACTATATGTAATGCGTTTCTGTTGTGGTGGTTGATACAATTGAGCAAAGGGCATACAGCCGATGTCCCACACGGCCCGCAAGCGTGCCTCATTCTTGTCTATATTCCCCTTTCCGATCAACACATAACACCGCAACTTCTCACGTCCCAGAAACGCTAGCCGTTCCACTGCCTCACGTAACGGCTCTAACGCCGCGTCGGTATCAGCCGCCAAGAATACCGACTTGATGCGCAATTCTCGGAACTGCTCCGCCACCCAGTCATCTACCAACCGGCTGTCCAATCCACCAGAGAATATCGCCGCCCTCCGTTGTTGTTTCAACATGGCAAATACCTGACCCATGTGTTCCCTACCCGTCGCCAGAATATTGTTGTCCTGTACGATGTATCCCGGCATGATAGGCAACAACTGCAACGGCCCACGTACCAAACACCACGGGCAACGATTGGGACAACCTCGGCTAGTGAACGTTACTCCGGGCTTGACATATACTCCCGGTATGAAGTCCCGGCCCTCACCGTCAATAGCGGGGCCACCCAGTTGCACATCAGAATAATATAGCCCCCACGCCTCCGCCAGTCGTTCTCCCTCGGTGATGTCCCAGGTGAATGTCACCGACACATGCACCGGCATCTCTGGAGGCCGCCACAAAGGGGGATCGCCAACAAATGCTAGATCGTCAGTGGGTGTGTATGATGTTCGGACGGGGAACACTCTGATCATCTCATCCTCCTAAAACACAAACAACCGCAGCTCTAGTGTTTGCCGCTTGCTGTTGAGAACATGCGCCTAACTAGAACTGCGGTTGTATGTGGGCAAACTGAAGCGCGACTGTTCTCAACATCTACAGTATATCACACCTTGCCCGCAAATGCAAACTCGCCCGGCTGTTACACCGGGCGAGTCCGAAAGGAGGAGAAGGATGAAGTCTGTTGTGGCCCCACTCGTGCGCACGAGTGGGGCCGAGCAGAGGCATGGGCCTCGCGCCGCACCCTTGACGGATGCGGGGGATGATCTGTGCCAGAGCCGCCTTGACGACTCCTGATACTCTTTGTGCCGTGGCACATGAGCTATTATCAGTGTACCACACTTCGCTTAATATTGCAAGTGTTACGGAATGTCGGTGAATCGCGATAACTATTGACGTTTGCGACTTGTGTAGCGTAGGTTAGCAACAACCATGTTTGTGGAGCACAAATTGCAATTTATGCTACACAAACTCTCAGTACGGGAATATCTCGCCCCGCAGAATACCGGCGTCTGGCTCGAAGTGAATCCTCACCCCGGCGGCATCCCCTGGTGGATAAGCCTTCATGTCCTCATAGCCGCTCCGAGGTGGAGGTCGAATAACGGTACGATAGTGATCATCTCGGAGCGGCCCTTAACTTCGATACGCCGCTCGATAGCTCTCATGGCGTCACTGCACGAACTGCGACAGATATTGCATGATGCCTACTACCAGGCCCCCTGAGATGCCACCGCCGGCGGCTGTTATCGCCAACTTGGCAAGCCCAACCCGGTTCTCGATAGTCAAGTCCACCGCCTTCTCCGCCAACTTGAAGGCCGTTTCCGCACTGGCTTGGGCTTGCTTTGCTCCGTTAGTGGCTCGGGCAATCTCGACTCGCATGGGACACCTATCCAGGGTGTGCGCCGATTGCTCCGCCAGCACCGCGAGAGCTGTCTTGATGGATGCTATATCTTGACGCGTGGCAGCCAGAGCCGCAGAATTCTCTTTGAGTTGTTCTTTGATGTCTTCTTCGTCCAGGGGCATGGTGTTCTCCTATGAATCTTGTTTTTTCATCGTTGTGGTCTGCACTACCGTCGCCGCGCTGAATGATACCAGTCCGGTGAACAGAGCCGTCCATATCGCGGACCAGGTAACAGTCTGATAACTTACCGTGAACAATTCCAGCAGCAACGCGCTTACGGGAATGAGCATACTTAGTGCTAGTACCACCAGTCGCTTAATTTTGCGGTTCCCGATCTGTTCCACGAATCCGGGAATGTACTCCGAGGCAATGAAGATTATCACTCCGACGATAGCTGCTACACCCAGGTCAGACTGAGCATAAGTCAAGGCGTCTATCCATGTCATTAGTTCTCACCTCCTCTCTGTTGTTGTTTGCGTCTCAGTAAGTTACCATATTCCAACGTGGTGTACTCGTGTTCCGGGTAGATGTCCGTAAACGGAATAGCATCCTCCGCCCACAGGTCAGCTCCGCAGGCTTCGCAGATGCCATTGTCGCACTGCAAGCATTGGATACGGTGCTGGCAGAATGGACAGGTTATGGTCACCATTCGATGCTCCGTATATTTTGCCAGTCTCCTATTTCGCAGAAGACGATGCCCAAAACGAAACATTGCGCGCGGTGCCCATCGACGTCAAACTCCTGTGTCTCAGGCTTACCCAGGCCAAGCTCGGCAGCACGTTTTGCTAAAGCAGCATCGGGGTTGTAATCGACGCCAACTTTGTCCCAGGATTTATGGCGAATAACGTCATCCGTGATCTCCGTTGGTGGGGCAGGTGGTTCCACGCTGTCTTTCGACACTAACTGCCACTCTACTAGAAAAGAATGGTGCCCGTTGCTGTTGCCGATAGCACCATCTTCCTTTAGTTCATCGCCATGGTTCGTACACAGGCCAAGTACCCGGTCGCTGTCCAATTCGCTCAGCACCGTGACCCCCACCGCATCACGACTCAGCACGCCATTCCCCATTGGTTCGTTTGGCCAGTCCTTCTCCAATGGGATGGTTGCTGTCCCGTCGGGCCAGAACATCTGTACCGTCTCCTGCCAGGCTGGACCGTCCTCGAAGACGTTGACATAAATGTTGTGATTGCCCTGGTTCTCATTTGGCGTTAAGTGATGCACCTTGATACATTTCCAGTACAGCGTATTAGCTGGTACATCTGCGGAATCTACAATAACGCCGTAATCGACAGCATCATTATCACATTCTGGTTCAGGCATAGGAGGTTCCTCCGGTGGTTCTTCTGGTGGAGGCAGTTCCCCGCCTCCGGGATTATCAATTAGATGTTGCACGAGTGGTATCTCGCCGTCCAGTTCGAATACCTCATCCCAGGCGTGGGTCCACCATGACTGGCGTTCAAAGTTAGATTCAGTGGCGTTCAGGTCTTTACACCCCGCCAGCCAGAAGCACAGCCCTGCTAGAGGTGGTTCAGCCTCAGTCAACATCTGGTCTATCATGCGAATCTGTGCTTGTGCGGTCACGCGTGGATACCGTCCATCATTACCTTTGTCGCCGATGCACGGGCCAGTCTCCGTCGAGAGTATGATGGTATGGTCTGCGATCCCCGCTTCTTCCAATTGCTGAATGGTACCTCGATATGACAACCAGCACACATCGTCGTCCTCAAGAGTGCAGCCCGGTTGCTTGCCTTCGTCGCGCTGGTTATTGATATGGT